GCGGCCTTGTACCGGCTCGGGTCCAAGACCCGTGCCGACGAGCCAGCCATTGCCATTCGTCCAGCCCGCCGAGACGCACGCTTGCAGCAATGCCTTGATGTCGATCGTGTGGTTGAGAGTGTCCTGAATCGTGTGATCGGTCGAAGAGGCGATTCGCGAGAACAGGATTTGCTGGCCAGTCGGCTTCGGCGTTGATGGCGGATAGGCGAAGCAGTACATCGCCCACGTTCGCCCGGACTCCGTCACCACGACTGCCCGTCCGTCCGCAAACATATCGTTGAGCGATTGCTGCATATAGGCGGCGTCGTGCAGCGTGACCGTGAACTCATGGATCAGCGGGTTGCCGGACTGGATCGTGTTGGTTGGATAGCTCGAGAAATCATAAATGAAGTCCGTCATGTCGGTTTGGCCAGTTAGCGTGATGTTGGCCGTATATGTCAGAACGCTCAGGCTATTGATCTGCACCAGTGCGGGATGGATGCGCGGCTGTTCGTTCGGAGGCCGGTTGGACCCAAACACGTAGTAGCCCAAGCAAACGCTGTCATAGCTATAGACATGGTTCGGAGCCTGAATGTCCGGGAATGCCCAATTGATTTCGGTGGCGGCCGGGAACGTCGATGGATAGACGATGATGTCGGTATAATAATTGCTCGTCGCCGTGACCTGCGAAGGATCGCTGACCTTGGTCAAGCTTCCCGTATTCCACGGCTCCAATTGCGCCCAATAGTAATTATCCGTCGGCGTGTCCTTTGTTGACAGATTGTAGGGAGGACCGCCCGGCGTGCCGGGATTCCATAGCTTCACTGCCGGAAGCCCGGTAGGCGCACTTGGATCGGCGTAGTCCTGATTGAGCGCATTGCTCGGCTGGAAGATTGTCGTCGTCGAGATCGTGCCCGTGCCCGAACTTGCCATGCTGTCCCTCGCTTCGGTGATGGCAGCGGTCGCGATTAGCGCGCCACTTGTCGCGCCAGCCAACGTATCTCGCGCCTCAGTCACGCCACCGCTGCCGGAAAGCGAAATACTCCCCGTGTTCGCCATCGTGTCCCGTGCTTCGGTGACCGCTCCGTTGCCGGTGGCCAAGAAGCCAACAACGCCGCCCAGACCGGCCGCCGTGTCCGCGACTTCGTAAAGGCTCGACCCTTCGACGCCGGTGAAGTCGAAGATGATTTGCGTGTGTGCCGGTTTCCAACGCGCGAGAATACATTCCAAGTCTTCCGGAATGCCAATGCGCAGATGCGGATCGACGCCGCACTGGCCGGATGCGCAACGAAACCATTCGAGGCTTTTTGCCGCGACGTGAACCGTCCAGTAATAGCGGTTCTCGGGCGGGCCAAGCCCATAGTTCGGCCACTCGCTCAATTCGCCTTGCGCAAGCGGCACGCCCATCGGGTTGAGAATTGGCCGGCCCCAGGCATCCTGCATATAGGTGCCGTTGCCATAGATGCGGGCGTCGCCGCAGCGATCGAAGCCAACCATCCATGGCCGATATTCGGAGATGGTGATGTTATAGCCAAGGAAGGCGGCAAAATCGATGTACCACTGGCGCGACTGCGAGCCCCATAGCGTCATGCGCGCAACCAGCGCGATCTGCCGTTGCGCCACGGTCTGCGGCGCGGTGTAGCACGGATCGGGCAGGCCGAAATTGCGCTCCCAATCCGGCAATAGCTCTACCGTTGTCCGCGGGTCGCTTTCAATCTCCAAGAGATCAGCGGCGCGGCCATCGACGAAGCCCCAATACTTATTCAGGCCGTCGCAGGCTTTCCACAGCACGCTGTCGATCGTGTGTTTCGGCCACGCTTCGCCCTGCGGCAATAGCTCAAGGAAGGCATTGCGATAGTCGCTGCCGGCCCTGCGCAGATGCCGGTCACTCATTGAAATAGCACAGTCCCGAGATGCGCCATCGTGCCGATGTTCGGCATGACGAAATCGCTAGTCGGCGTGAGATCGAATGAGATGACACTCGGCGCTTGCATGATCGCGGCGCTAAGCCATGCGGAATAAATGGTTTGCCCCGGTGCCGCCAGCCGAAAGATCATGTCCTCCAACTGCGCCATGATCTCGGCTTTGCATGCGCTGGTATTAGGGTTGAGATTGGAAATAGTCAGATCCAGGAAATACTTGATCGGGGCGGCGACAAAGCAATCCTTGACGGTGACCGGCCGCTTTTGATCGATGTAGTTCGCGACCGCGAGAACATCGGACTGCAAGGGATAGCCATCGTTGGATGCGCGCAGATCGTCCATCATGAAGCGCACCGTCATGGTGCCGACGCCTTGCTCGACATTGCCCCATGCCCGCGTCACGCCGGGAACGACCAGCGCCCACGCCACATAGTCGGCTTGCGCTCCGCCCATCGGCGGGCTTTGGATGCGCTGTAGAATCCGCTGCCGCAGTTCGTCATCGGTTTCGGCATCGGTGCCGCCGGTCAACGCGATTGAAACCGCCGTAGGGCTGACGCCAGGGACCGTGCCGACGATTGAAAGCGCCGACCCATCCGGCAGATTGCCGAACGCGCCCGGATCGATCGCCCGGATGCTGCCTGTCACCAACGAACTCGCCGACGTGGTGATGTCGGCCAGCGTTTCATACAGCACCGAAGCGCTCGGCGAATCGAAGGTGGCGGTCTTCAAAGCCCCGCTTTGCAACTGTGTCCCGATCGGGATCACTGTGCCATCAATCAAGCCTTGGAATTGCGCGGAGCCCGCCGCCAGCGTCGCCATCTTGCGGCCGGTCGAACCATCGCTGTTGACCAGCCAGATTTGGCCATGGCGATCGAGCCATTCGGTTTCGGCGGTGTCGGGCAGTTGTTGCAGCGAGAGCCAATCGACATATTGCAGCGTCAGGTGACAGAGCGCGCCCTGATTGTCGGACAGCACGCGCAGCACGCTATTCGGAACGTTGGCGTCGGCCCCCGGCAACGAGGCGTTGACGGCGTCGCGGACCAATTCGCGAACGTCTCGGAGGGCTGGCGTCGTCCAAGGCATTTAGATCGTCCCCAGCGTTGTCCACAGGATGGCATAGCGCAATTCAATATCTTGGAGCGGCCCGCGATAGATGCGGATCAAGGCGTCGATGCGCTGCTTATCGACCCGGTCTACCCAGACATCGAACGACGAACAGACGCGCCGATCGACAAAGGGCTGGATGGCATCGCGAATGTAATTCTCGACCAGCATCAGCGTCGAGGCTTGGCCTTGGTTGGCGGACACGATCTTGGATCGCCGCAACAGCCAGAGCTTTGAACCAATCGGCCACGCCCCCCAGATGTCGGCGTCCATGTCGCCCCACCAGCCGCAGCGATCAGTCGAGTCAGGGTCCGGCAATTCGTCGTCAACATCAGCGAGCGCGTTGGTGCCAAGTGCAACAATGATGGCGGTCGCAAGCGCCTGCGTGTCGTCGAGCCTGCCATCCGGCAACAGCGACCAATCAACGGTGACGTCATAGGCCGGGAAGATATTGTTCTGGACGAGCCGGATATCCGGGACGTTATAACCTGCGGGCATCAGCCGATCTTCGCATAGACGTTGATCGACAGGCCTTGCTCGGTCGCCACGCGGGCAAACGTCCCTTCGCCTTTCTTGCCGCCGAGATAGACCTCCTTGCCGACGATGTGCGCGTAAACCTTGCCGTCGTCGAGCATGATATGCACTTCCTTGCCGGACGCGCGCGTCGAGTCCTTGGTGACATCGACGAAATACGGCGACTTCTTGCCGTCCTTATATTTGGCTTCCTGGCCCTTCTTGCTCTGTTGCTGCTGACCGCCGCCGCTTTGTTGGCCGCCCGATCCCCCTGCCGCATCCAGTGTGCTCGCCGCAGCGCCGCCACCTGCGCCAGCACCGCCGCTTCCGCCGCCGCCCTGTTGCTGGGTCGCGTTCGATTCGCTGTCCTCGGTCAACAGTTGCATGCGAACGGTCTTGTCCTTTGGCGCGGTCCAAAAGCCGCCGTCTTTGGTCAGGTGAAATTGCTGCTTGTCGCCGCGCCCGCGAAACATCGCCGTGTCGCCCTGATCGAGCTTGTAAAGCCGATGTCGGCGGTCATCCATGATGGAAACGGGGACGGTGCGATTGCCGCCGAGAAAGCTGGTGAAGTGCTCGGCGCTCGCCTGCACCTTGCCTTGCTGATCCTGTTCGGCGTCGAACACGACCGACGTAAACCCATAATTCTGCGGCGCCTCGATCGCTTCGCGGGTTTCGTTGACCATGAAGTTGGCCTTCATCTCTTGCAGCAATTTCGTGTCATCGACCTTGTGGACGACGCCGCGCGTGCCGCCGCCGGTGAAGGCGCGAAACGAAGTGTTGAGTGGTGTGACGAAGTGCATTGCCTTCAATCCTTTTTAACCGGGATCGACGTTGACGCCGCCCCCTCTGCTGGACAGGTCAAGCTGCGTTATGGTGCCGTTGCGGGAGTCCTGCGTGAACGTCACGCACTCGATGAATAGTTGACGATTCATCATCGCCATCGGCGAATAGATGTGAACCGTAATATTCGGCTCCCAAAGGGTCTTTCCGGCGCGCAGCCAACCCTGCACCAAAACGGTGCATTGAATCGTCGACCCATCGCGGATTATTTTTTCGAAGTCCGCGCGCTTCTGTGGGTCCGCATGATCCATCGTCGCTTGCTCAAGCGGAATGATGATCTTGCTCTTGGGCAGGTTGGGCACATCGCTTTTGGCGTGCCCCTCCATCTCGCTGGCCGCGGTGCCGGAATGATCATCAGAGGCAGGACCATGTCCGGCCGT